CGACAGGGATATTCAACAGATAATACAATACAAAACAGCTAGATTTTATTATCCAACAGACGAGGAAATGTCCGGATTATCTTTCTATACAACAACTTCGGGTGTCACAGACAAACTTTACAATATAGCCGCCAACGTTTACGGCGCACCAGAATTATGGTGGCTTATAGCGTGGTTCAATCAGAAACCAACAGAGGCGCACTTTAGGACAGGAGATGTTGTTTATATCCCCCAGGACGCCGTACAAATTTTAATGTTTTTTAGACGAGCTTCCGGATTGGATTAGCCCAATGTCAGAAAAGAAAGAGGCTACACCAGAAGAGAAGGTTGCGCTAAGGCAGGCAAACGTCCAAACTATTCTGCTTAAAGAGATACTCAAGGTCCACGAAAAATATAAAGATAAATCATATCAAGAAATTATATCGTACAAAGATGCGCCCAGTGCGCTCGTGTCGAGCATTAGTAACCCTGAAGATGCCAGTTGTTTTTTGGCAGGAACCAGCGCACAACTCAGTGTTTTGACTCCAACAATAAGTTTTTGGTGGGTAAAGGGAACGGAAAAACACGAGTTCATGTTCAGCGACCATGTATCGGGCAAGAAGATGCTCGACCTGGCCAAGTCCCGTGTTGCCGGGGAATCCATTACTATAAAAGGTAGAGACACTATCGGCACGGATGTTGGCATACAGGAGTTTACTTGGATGTTTGACAACAAACACAGCGGCGACAAGACGCTGAAAGCGAGTGTCTCCATATACTTTGGATCCGTCAGGGAGTTGTTGAATGAAAAATTCTTACGTTTTATTTTTACGCAAAACACTATCGAAGAAAATTTAAAACAGATAAGGGATAAAGATAAGGACGAGCCGGCAGGAGCCAAAGTGAAAGCCCATAAAGAGTTGGATCTTCGCATAAGAAAAATGAAGGGTATGAGAGCCCCTGGAGATGCGTTGCACGGAACAACCCAAGATGAACAAGCAAACTATACCCAGATAAAAGCTGTAGTTGGGTGGTCCATTCCCGATACTATGGTAGATAATTCTCTTATATCTGAAGAATTTAAGAAATCCATTGCATCAACACAGAAAACTATCATGCTTAATTTTACGAAGTACAATTTGACTTTTGGAGAACAGGGGCAGGTTAATTTAAAGATAGAATACGTTGGCTCCCTTGATGCGGTTATGGTTGACGATGAAAAATCAGATATTTTTGCAGGAATTTTAAAAGGGGGTGCCAAAACCTCTAAAAATGGCATGACAGCAATACCCCTCGCAATTAGCTACAAATCAGACTGGTTCTTCGGTTCCCAACCAGAAAACAAGCTTATTGACGACGCCCATCCAGAGGGATTGCTGGCTAAACTCATCAAAAGAGGCGGAGCGACAGATGAGTATACGGGCGCTGATGGCTTTAGGTATTGTATACCGATGGCAAGATATGAAAGAGAAACTTGGAGGATGGCAAAAGAATATATCCGAACATATGAGGATCCGAAATCACCCGATAACAAGAAAAAAATAGAAGAGTATGATACCGGCATCAAAGCAGTTGACATTGCTGAGTCAATGGTTATGGCAAGGGTAGCAAGGCAAAAACACGAGGCATTTTTAAATGCCATTTACGACTCTGGCGAGTTGAAGGTTGCCCAGGTGTCAAACAACGTCTTCGACAAAGAAGAAAAAAAAGGTGGGAAAAAGAGCGCATTTAAGTTCAAAATTCTCGGAAAGGATAAGGGGGCATCCAAAGGCGTGAGAGGAATTTGGAAAGATAGCGCCAGACAAAATGCTATACACGCAGCCAAGGAGAAAAGCGGGCATAACAAAGCAACGGGAACGCTCGGCATGGGCAGTGACGCCACCGACCCAGCAGCCATAGATCCCGAGTCCACCGGCACCGAGGACAGCGACTCAGGAAAGATTAATATTTATTACTTTTCGGTGGGGGACCTTATAGACATCGCATTAAAGACTAATACATTTATAAAGAGTCCAACACTGGACGCAAGAATTATGTTAGGTAGCTTTAATGCAGGGGAGGCTGGCATTGTGGGGGGTGAAAACATAGATATCCCGATAGCCCAGGTTCCTTTAAATGTGGAATGGTTCTCTCAATGGTTTACAGATAATTTTATAAATGCCGATCCTCCCAGATTCCAAATGAGCCTAAGAGAATTTATAAACAAAGTTTTAGAACAACTTGTAGCTCCCGTGATGAACGACGCTTATAGTACTCCACAAACTACAGCCAGAATAAACTTCTCGATGACTACAGCGTCTTTCCCCAAAGCCGGCGGCACGATTGCTCGGGGTTCGACTATCGGCGAAAGTAAAATAAAACAGGTGGCAAAGTCAACAAAGACGTCACTGGTAGATGCATTGCTGCCCGAAGTACATTATTTTATCGCTTTCGCAACAATAAGAGACAGAAAGACCTTGAGGGGAGACTACAAGGTTGATGTAAAAAAGGGGATCTATCATTTGTTCCTTGGTGTCGAAAGGGGTCTTGTAAAGAAATTTAGCTTTACAGAAAAAAAGATGCCCCATATCCGGGCAATGCACATTGAAAACAACTCTCCCGGTTCAGCACTCATACTTCCGCAAGATGTTGAGTTGACCATGGTGGGAAATACTTTTTTCAGGAACGGTAATTTAGTGTACATTGATGCTGATTTTGCACTGGGACAAAGTGTCGCCAGCAAGCTTGGCATAGGTGGTTATTATTTGGTAGTTAAATCGGAGAATGTAATAAACCCGTCAAAGTTTGAAACAAAATTAACTTGCATGTTCCAACAAGGTCCGTCGTAAGCCTAGATAATTATTATAGGAGTCTTTACTTATGTCACAATCAAGAAGGCCAGATCCTGACTTTTTTCCTGAGCTTTACAGTTATGCCGATAACGGTACTCCAAGTGCGTGGACCCACACAGAAAGAAAAACATACAGAGACTCAATAGTACCAACTATTGGACCAAAGCTGCGATACAATTTTTGGGGTGAAGACAGGTACCTCGGAAGAGTAAACAACAAAGGATATGCAATCAGGGTAAACGAACAATCTCTTAAACCTCTCAGATATACAGCGGAGGGAAAAACTTTGTTCGCTTTAAATTTTGTGGCTGATGCATGGCGAGATTTTATGGACAGGGTTACTGATCTTGCAGACAGAGGGATTTTAAATCCGTCTGGTCCATATATGGCACCCAAAGCAACTAAGGCATTTACAAGTATTACTTCTGAATATCACAATTACATGGTGGACATGGTTTATCAATTTTTTGCGACAGAATATTTAAGTATATTTCCGTCGGAGGAAAGAGAAATTGTAGATTTGGACTCCTTCTTGGCTGTGTTTACTGCTTATGCTGAAATGATAACTACAAAGACAGGCCCGATGAGTGTTGCTGGGTTTGTGGAGAGTAATCTTTGCTCACCTCTCAATAGCGGACTTGTTATCGAAATAGCAGATGAGCGTCACGATGAGGATTTCACCAAATCGGCTCGTTATTTTATGGATGATAATTTTTCTGTGATAACAGCAATAGCTTCACAGTACGGATTTGCAATTGATCAAAATGCTCCATGGAGATTTGTAGCGGACGTGCGGTCACCAGCCATGAGAGAATATATGTCAGGAGTCGAGCTTACCGTTTTCCCAGGTGACCCCAGAAACACAGAGGATGACTGTGGCAATCCAATAATCAGAACGGACTTTGCCTTTGACGATCCATATGGCTACTCACAGATACCAGGCTATGCAAACCTTATCAGACATGCTCCAGGGTATTCAGAATTTTCTGGTGCTTTTGAGGCTAGGTCGATAGAAGACGTACACGATATCCTTTATAGTGGTGGCTTTATCGAATGTTGGCGAACAGACATGGACATTTTAAAAATATATTTGCTTGATTTTTACAACGCCATCGTTGTCAAGCACCCTTCGGTGGCGGTCCTCGCTGACAACGGCGAGTTGTGCCCTGTCTCCAAGATAGAGGTGATAAAAAGACTTCCCGCAAAAAATGAGGATTTTACAGATGACGGAAAATATGGTAATAGGTGGAATCTGAAATCTTATTATTTGCTCAGAAGGCTAGAGAGAAGACAAAAAGAAGAGACAAGAACAATCAGAGAAAATCTCAGAGAAGTCATGAATGTCTACAACTTTACCACCGGAGACTCCGATCTTAAATACATCTTTGCCATGGGACACCTCCAGGCTCAAATGATAGCACCCGTAATCAGAGGGAATTTTAAGATGGGCGTTTTAGGTGATATAATATAATAACCCTACCAGAAAGAGAAAGCTTTGCTATTTCAGACTCTAGACGATAAAGCCGAGTGTGTCGGAATTTATTGCGATGGCAACCTTATTTTCGAAAGAGAAGAATTCCCAGACAACATTTCCCAAACATGGAGGTATTCGTCGTACCTTCGTGGTATTGATAATATAGAATATGCAAATCTGTATACACAAGGAAAAAAGATACACGAGGTAATACCAGAATATTTAAGAGAAGACTGGGAGGATGTTGCAGGTCGGCTCTTGTCTTTCGAGAGATCTCTAAGGATAGCCAAAGTTGATCGATCCGATAATTGTATCTACGACCTTACTCCGAGTCGATTTTTGATTGAGTTTTGCGAAGTTAAAAATGAGATCACAAAGTACGTTCTAAAGAATCATAAACGCCCGAAAAGGTATGATTACCTACTGAGGGTGTGTCAGATGTTAGAAGATATATCTAACCGCCGATTAAATATCAATAGAAAGCATTTACAGGCACACTTACGCTCCAAAAAAACTAAATCCATTGTTAAGCGACTGTTGGATACTGCCCCCTATATAAAATACAATCAATTTGGCACGAAAACGGGCAGGCTAACAACAAGGACAGACTCTTTCCCGATTCTTACCCTGAAGAAAAGTTTGAGGACAGCCATCGAGCCCACAAATGATTATTTTGTGGAGCTAGATTTTAATGGCGCAGAGGTTCGTGTACTCATGGGCATCTTGGGCATGGAGCAGCCCCCAGAAGATGTACACCAATTTCATAAAGATGCTGTTTTTAAGGGATCGACAACCCGTGAGGCAGTTAAGACCGCTTTCTTCGCTTGGCTGTATGGATCTAAGTCTGCTGCGTCTAGCTCTGAAGGGGAAGCTCTTAGAAAGTTCTATGATAAAGAAAAGATATTAAGACAGTGCTGGGATGGAAAGAACGTCCGCACCCCCTTTGGAAAAGAGATTGGTGATGTAGATGAACATCATGCCCTGAATTATATCGTACAATCAGCAGCGGCTGACCTAACTCTTCTACAAGCTATGAAGATAGACTACCTTCTTCGAACCCAGGCAAGTAAGTCAACGTTGTCTTGCATTATTCATGATGCTATAGTTTTAGATTTTGCTAAAGAAGACGAACATTTGTTGCCAAAGATAAAAAGTCTAATGAGTTCTACCAAATTTGGCGAGTTCGGGATAAATATAAGTAGTGGAAATAATTTAGGAAATCTTAGGGAGTTTTCGGTTTAAGATGGAAAAGGTAATAGGGCTTGGAAGAGTCGGGTGCGGTATCGCAGAGGAATTCACACAGTATCCGGAATACAAAATCTATAAGATAGGTGCAAACTTAGACCGACGGGGCAATCTTGTCCTTGACGAACAGCCCGACATCCAGGCTTATGAGAATAATTTTGACCTACTTGATGCTGAGGCATACCTAACGAATATTAAACCAGATGATGAGGTTCTTTTTGTTGTCGGCGGAGGCGAGCCCGTTTCTGGTATCAGTTTATCTCTTTTGGAAATAATAAAAGACGCAAAGATAACAATTTTGTACGTTTGTCCTGATCGGTCAGTTAGCTCGTTGATACAGAAAAGAGATGATAAGATTGTTTTTAACATCTTGCAAGAGTACAGCCGGAGCGGACTCTTTGAGAAGATGCTTCTTATAGACAGGTCTAGAGTTGAGGAGCTAGTTGGCGATGTGGCTGTTAGTGAGTATGAAAAAAGCGTATATCATTTCATAGCTTATCTGGTGGCAATGACAAATTACTTTGATCACATCGACGCTGTTTTAACGAATAGGTTAGAGCCAAACAAGATCTCAAGAATTGGGACTTTTGGAGTCGCTTCGCTAGACAAGGAGGAAATCAAATATATATTTCCAGTCGAAGAAGAAGAGTATGCTCATTATTATTACGGCATACCGGAAAAAGATCTACAACAAGATAGCGAACTCATGCGGAAAATAAAAAGACAAAACAAAGCGTTTACAAAAGAAAATGTCGATGGATATTTTTCAGTTTTCCCGACAACCTTAGATGCCGCCATAGTCCTCTGCATTTTCTATTCAAAAAGAATACAGTCGTTACCTCTGGAAGGGTGATATTTATATTAAGCTCCGTGTGTTTAACAACCGTGGGCTGCGGAGACCAAATATATGACTAAGGCCCAACCTAGGGGCATCTTGTTAGCTTCTTTTTTAACAACTGACTCCGAGGAACAAATACTAGAAGAAGTTCAGTACATTGCTGATAATTTTCAGCTTACCAACAAGTATATATTCCTGCTTAGAAACACGGAAGATCCTAATAAAAAGGTGTTGACATATAACGCTGTTATGCAGAAGGGTAAATTTTTAAACCAGCGTTTGTTTACTATGAGGATTCACAGAAAGAAGTCCACGAACACGCTTTACACAATAAATGCTTTAAACCTAGCAGTTGCCAAGGATCACGACGGACAGACGGGTAAGCATCTAAAGCTTGATTGGGAAAAATATTCCAACAGCATTCTTTTGGTGGTAGCAAAGGAACTGAATGTGCATCCGGTCGAAGTGTTGAAAATATTTAAAATAGAAGAACCCCCCCAAGAATAAAAAACTTTACACAATCTAGAAGTGTGGTATATTTATTTTAGAAAGCAAGTGGCTGTGCGGTGCTTGCGATCTTGACTGCCTTCGGGAGTCACAAACAACCTTGCTTATAAAGGAGGAAACAACATGAGCAATTTAGTACGATACAACACACCTAGTCTTCTTGGACGCAGCATCTTTGATGAACTGTTCGGAGACTTCCAATCACTAGCGAGAAAATCAACCTCGGGTTATCCCGTAGCTGACATCTTCTCCAACGAAGACGGGAGCACAACTCTTGAGTTCGCTCTCGCAGGTTTCAGCAGAGAGGATCTTAGCATTGAGATCCAACCAGAAAAGAGCAGTCTCACTGTGCGTGCGGAAGCCAACACGGAAGGCGACAGCAATCGACGCATCGCCCGCCGAAGTTTTCAGAAGACCTTTGTGAACTATGACAGCAACCTTGACCTGACGGCAAGCACTGCTGACTTTCACAACGGACTTCTGTCAGTTACTATCCCACGGAAAGCGGAGACGCAACCCGTGATTATTGATATCAACTAAGGTATCAAAATACGCACAGCCAGAAGGAGGGGTCTAAGCCCCTCCTTTTTCTTAGGAAACAAAAAAAGATTTAGAATTACTATAAACCCTGTGAGGGTGTGTTATAGTAGATGCACGGTCAACTAACCAGTAAAGGAGAAAATCATGGGTATTGATCTTGATAAAATGCGGCAAAAGCACGCCGCTCTAACGAAGTCTGGCGACGGTCAGGGTGACATGTTCTGGAAGCCAGAAGACGGCTCGCAGGTTATCCGCCTTGTTTGTCCAACAGACGGCGATCCCTTCAGGGAGTTTTACTTCCATTACGGATTGGGTGCTGAGGGTAAAGCCAGCGTTCTTAGTCCTCGCACATTTGGCGAGACCGACCCAATCTCGGAGTTTGGTACGAGGCTCTGGAAGAATGGCACGGACGAAGACAAGCAAGCAGCCAAACGCTTTTGGCCCAAGATGCGAGTCTTTGCTCCCGTCGTCGTTCGTGGGGAAGAGGATAAGGGCGTTCGCTGGTGGGGCTTTTCTAAGACCACTTATGAGAACTTGTTGAATGTCGTTCTTGATCCTGAGTACGGTGATATCACCGACACCGAAAAGGGAACGGACCTGCGTATTGACTACGGCAAGAAGTCTGGTCAAGCCTTCCCGACGACGGACGTGCGCCCAATGCGTAAGAGTTCGCCTCTTGCCAAGACGGATGAGGAGATTGAAAAACTCCTTGGCTCAGTGCCTGATACCACTACTGCCTTTGAGCGTGTGTCTTATGATGAGTGTGAGCGGATTCTGCACGAAACCCTAGGGGCAGATGCAGCCTCAACTACCGCTGATTCGGAGACAACTCGTTATTCCGAAAAGACTACTGCCAAGGCTACCACCAAGACGGATAGTAACCTTGAGGGTGTCAGCGATATTGAGTCAGCGTTCGACGATCTATTGGCGTAGTTGGCCGCCAACCCGCAGGGAGGCACGGGGTACAGGTGTCTCTCCATTTATGGAGATAAAATGGCAAACAAAGCTGGAAACAGCCTTGTAAATGATTTGCGAAGCGAATTAAACAAGGCTGCCAAAGAGAATATTGCATACGATTTGCACGGGGACAACCCGACAGACGTGAAGACTTGGATCCCAACGGGTTCGACTCTTCTTGATTATATTATTTCTAACCGCCGAGATGGCGGCATTCCTGTCGGCAAACTCACCACGATTGCCGGCGAGTCTGCCAGCGGTAAGAGCCTTGTTGTCACGCAGATTTTGGCGAACACACAAAAGATGGGAGGGCTCGCTGTTTACATCGACACAGAGAACGCAGCCTCCCCGGACTTCATGGAACAGTTGGGGCTTGACACCAAGAACAATTTCTTGTATGTGCAGCCCGGCACGGTCGAGGAAGTGTTTGAGAACATTGAGCGATTGATT